TGGCAGCAAGCGCATTGATGGTGTTACCGGGGCTTGGGAACACAGTAATCGTATTGGTAGCGGTGATGCTCAAGATATCGATTTCCATGCCAGGAACCGCTGGAGGCAAGGTCACCGAGTAAGCGGAGCCGGCGCTCGATACCGCAATATTCCCAGAGGACCAAGCGGTGCTGGGGATCAGTGTCCCACTCGCCTGGGTTCCGGTTGAATTGGCGGCAATCGTCGCGACAGTGAATTTAACATTCACCTGTGCATTACCCTCTACCAGCTCGTAGTCCTGAACCGATGCGCCATTCAAATTTCCATAGCTTAGTGGCATAGGACCTCAGTCATTGGGCATCTCCATCCACGTCATCCCTACATCGATGACCCCAGTTGTCATCACAGCATCCGCTGCCACCGAAACGAAATAGCCAGGAGGAACAACAATGGCGCCACCTAAGTGGATGAAATTATCATCCGATATTTCAGCCGTGAGAGCGGCGGTGCCTATCTGCCCGAATGGCAGAAAGAAGGTTCCAGCCGCAGAAGGGGTTCCGATCAGGTACGGCGTACAAAGCGATGCCTGCCCACCTAGCCACAGATTAGCCCGCGAAGTGATCGCAGTTGTGCTGGTTGGAGCTGTGGTCGGTCCACCGGTAAGCCCGATCGTTACCGCCGCGGTCGAAGCGACGGTTAGTCCAAAAGAGACCGACATCAAATATGCGGTGACACTACCGTGACTTCCTGCAGTGGTGCCGTTATAGAGAAGCGGCCCACCAGTACCGGCAGCCGTTGACCACAGCCCCATGGCTGTGACGATGGCTTGGGCTGAAAAACACGCGCCCTTGCCCCCAAGAAGCGGTGGAGGGCTTAAGCCGGCAAGCATTAGTGGCTCTGAAAGTCAGGATGCGGGGCGGTGATATACCGGCCATCAGCGTCTTGTCCTTTCACGATAATCGGCGTGAATGGACACCCAGGCCAGTAATCCGGCATATCGACCTGGAATATCTCCCCAGGCTGACCTTCCTTCGGCCCCTTGCGATACCCGCCTAAAGGAAACCAGCAGTCTTCCTTGGCCTGCACCCAGCCGGAGTAAGGAACTCCTGAAGTGGGGGTCTGCGGACGTTTCAAGTCCTCAAGCTGCGCTCGGGTCTCATCGAGTTCGCGCTGAAGACGAGCTGAGTTGGCCGACTCACGATCCGCTTTAAGCGCATCCACCAGTCCGTCCACCGTGACGGTTCCACGTGGAGCACTCTCAAGAGCCGCCATGCGTGCCATCAGCGCATCAAGTCCAGCCTTTAGCTGGTCATTCTCTTCTTGAAGAACACGACGGCTCTTGTAGTTCGGGTTGTTATTGGGCTTTTCCTGAACTTCATCAGTCATATAAAACTCCTTAAAATTCAGGATTAAACCTATTCTTCGAATTGAATTCCGTAGCTCTGGCTCGTGCTGCCACCACCGACCGTGTTGCCACAGCCGATCTGGTTATAGAGCGTACCCAACGCGCCGCCTGAGATGCGCCACTCGCCACCGATGGGAAGCACCACAACCCCACCACCGCCCTGGCTGTTCCAGTTTTGCTGGAAAAGACCTGCCGGGGATGTGGCGCCGGCAGCCGCAGTTCCATAGGTGTTCACGGAGCTATTCGGCGTAATGCCAGGAGAACTCGTGGTAATCGTGATCGCTGTCGGGGTCGCTGCGGTATTGGTCACACGAGCCCAGCGGGTGGACTGCGCGACCAGGGAGGTATCCGAGCCTCCCCAGCTTATCATCTTGACCGAGGCGATATCCCCTGCGGTCAAGAGGGTCAGGACGTAGTTATTGAGGTTAGTCGCGCTGGCTGTTGCCGAAACGCCGACCTGTGCTGCTGAAAATTGAGCCATGTTTGCGTTTCCTTTACTTGATCGAGAAGCCGGAGGCGTAACCCTGAACGACAGAGTCAACATCCTTGCCAAGCCATGCGATAGCCGCACCAGTGGTTCCAGTGGACCCTGCCGTGATGCACTGCACTCCGATGTACTGAAGCCATGCGCTCGAGCGCGGCAACTTCATGATCTGCCGGTAGCCGGCCACAAAGCTCGCCACCGCCACGACACCGAAGTCGATCATGACCACGGGTGCCGAGAGGGAACTAGAAGCCGATGTGATCAGTTCAGTTCGGACGCTGGTTAAGGTGTTGACCGCCTGGGTCCAATCGACTACCAGCCACATCGGATCCCCACCGCCCATATCACGGAAGGTGTTGACGTTACCGGAGAGCTGCGTGTCGTTGGAGGTCAGTTCTGTCAAATACGCCGCCAGCGGCGAAGTATCGTAGGTGTTGGGGAACAGATACGTACCCGCAGCGCCGAAGATGGGGAAGCTGGAGGAAGCCGTGGTATATGAGAAATCGCACTGCACATCTCTGATCGTCACAAGTCACCTCCGAAATATACTATAAGTGCCTGATTAATCATGTTAAAGAGGCCTCCGTATTTAAGATCTGGTCTACCTTACGGAGTGGTATACCTAGGAACTTGTACTCGATCTGCGTCAAGCCCTCCTCTACGCTCAAGGCCTGGTTGGATTTCGCCAGTGCTTGAATTTTCAAGATGCTGAAGATGGTGCGGTTCATGTAGAAAGCGCACCGTCCGGCTGTGAGGCTCGGCAGGCGATCGATCATACGAGACATCAGGTTAATGAGGTCCGATGCGATGGTGCCTGAAGCGATGGTCGTTCCGACCTGCGCCCGGACCACATAGCGCCAGTCGGCTACCGCCAACCCGCACTTCCACTGCCAGTGTTCCCGGTAGGCCATCATGCGTGCGCCACCGATACCGGCGACGTTTTCAACGACCTGAAGACCCAAATCCTCGTGGATCAAGCCTGCTTTGGAACCTTTCGGGAAGATGCCATACACCGAGTTCGGTCCCCAGCACACGAGCCAAATACTGGTATTGGTCGAGGCTACCTGGGTGCCTAGCAGCACATTGGCTGCAAACTGGGTATTGCCGCTCGCCACACCGTTTAATCGGGGTGCGAAACCGCGAAACACCGCAGGAGCCAAGGTCGGATCGCCGTACATCAGGATCTGAGCAAAGGCCTGATTCATCGATTCGATGAAGCCATCCGCTTCCGACATCCTGAATGCCGCATCGTGGCCGTTCAGTTCCACGATATCCCGGTCGATTTCCAGGAATCCTTCAATGAAGGCACACGCCTCATCCACCGGGGTGGTGGTGGACTTTGAAGGCGTAATACCCTGGTTTAAGGATCGGGCCATCACTGATGGCAGACCCGTTCTTTGGACAATGCGATGGCCGGTCGGCAAGTTGCCTTCCTCCCAGTGCATGTCCGGGATCACCTCGTTCTTCTGGGCAAGCAGTTCCGCGATGATCGCAATGCGACCTTCCGGATCTACCCTTGAGGCCCAGTCGGCCAGGGTGACCACGTTTGTTCCGATGACAACCTGTGTCATTCAAGCACTCCTAATTGGTTTTCAATGACTTGCCGTAAAGTGCCTTCCCGGCCTCAGCGCGGGTCATCGGTCCTTTACGGGCAGGTGCGGAGGGCATGGAGCCGACTTCAAATTCATCCTCTGAAAGCCGCTCGCCGATCTCACGCATGAAGTTAACGAAGGTAGGATCATTCAACTGACGCTTGGCAAATTCTCGAAAATCAGGGTCTATCGAGGCTGCAAACCCCACCGCGGCCTCAGCTTTGGATAGCTGGGCTGGAGTGAATCGGCTCTTACAGACCGCCTCGTTGGACTTATCCAGATCTTCAATTTGCTTCCTCCACCGAACATTGGCGTCTTTTGCCTGCTCGATGAAGTGATCAGCGACCTCTTGACTCGTCAGCGCTACCTTGCCGTCCAACCCAAGTTTTGGCTTTAGGAAGGACTCAAACTTTTGAGTGGCTTCCGGGGCTAACTTAACGTCTTCTGGGAGGGTGAATAACGGAGCTGGCTCTGTTACTGCTGTCGGCGTTGGTTCCTTCAACGCACCCGGTGCTGCTGCAGGCTCAGGACTGACTGGCGCTGCGGTTTGGCTTGTCGGAGTAGTCTTCGTGGTATCAACGGCAGGAGCGGCGGCGACGGGAGTGCTTGGCTCTGCAGGAGCCGTGACGGTGGTTGAGGTCGTCGAAGCGATCGTCGGTGCTGCGTCTGCCATTTAATCCTCGTTCGTCAAACGAGGAAAGACGCTACGTTAATTCCTTGTAGAACAACAGTGTAAGAGATACACTCCCGCAATCGACGGAAATGTCCCACAAATGGCAACGAAAACTCGGGTGCTAACTCAACGTAAGACCGCGCAGATCATGGGCGTATCGTGTGAGACGCTTCGCCGTTGGGCTCTCGTTAATGATGGGCCGCCACGAATCAGAATAGGTAAACGCCACTATTACACTAGCGAGATGATCGCGCAGTGGCTCAAAGCGAGGGCCTTAGTATCATGATGAAACCAGGATGGGATTGGGCGCGAAATGAGGTCGAAAAACGCATCGGCGCTGCCATGAAGCCGAAGCTCATTACAGGCCCGCGAGGCAAGAAAACCACCGTTAAACCCAATAAAGTTCCATATCGCTGTACCTGGAGCCGTGGCGAGGGCGCAGATCCGCAACTCTTCGTCACACTCGAAACGACCGCTGAGCCTGGCGTGCCGCTCGATGATCCGAACCTGATCGAGATGATGATTTACCTGAAGCGTAATGGCTGGGTGAAGATGGAAAACGCGTAGCGTGAGTAATCTCAGGGACGCTTTCTCAGTAGACCAATTCAATGAAGCGATAAAACGCGCCTCGTGTTTGCATCTTTTCGATCAATGCGTAACCGAATTGGATCGAGATGAATTACTCGTGGCCCTGACCATAGCTATGGATCAATATAAGTCAGCAGTTGACTTCCATGAATCTCACAAAAGAATGCACGCCACTATCGAGGCTGCAAAACATAGATTTGGATATTGGGAATGAGCAGCCCCAGATACGTAGCCTATTTCCTCTATAACGGCCGCGGCAAAGTCGCAACTGAGCATGTAGTGAAGTGCGAACTCCCAGAAGGAGTAGATGAACGTAAAGTAAAGGATGGATTCTGGATCGACGACAATGTCCCTGATATATGGGATGGAGTTAAATACATCGGCGAAGCAGCGTTACTTGGCACTATGTGGGTGCCACCAGGGCGTATCACATCAGTTCTTAGCGTTCCTTCTTCGGCTTAGGCCGAATCGTCTCCAGTTCCCGATCAACCTTCACCCACAGATCGAAGTCAGCATCCCTGATTATCTCTTTGATCTGCTGTCCGACCTGTCTGCGCCCGGCAATGTTGGACATGACGCTGTTGTTCTGATGGAACGCTGAGGCGTCGATAAAGCATATCTCCCCCAGTAAACGAGCCATAAAACGGATACCGGCTTGCGTTGCCAGTAACTCTCGCACATCGTTTTCTTGTTTGATAGCACGCGCTTTATCGTCCGTGGCTTTGCGTTTAAGTTCCTTTGGATCATTGGTCTTCGGCGGCTCCTTTAGGAACGCCGGCAGTCGCTCAGGTTCTTCTTGAGGATCGCGGGTAAGATCATCGGCCGAGCGCGTATCGTTCATGTCTTGTCGTAAAGTTTCCTAGCTTTATTGATTCGTGCCGTAGCTTTATTGACCTCCCCTTCTTCCATGATTGGACCGATTGGTCCGAATGCTGCTGGATCGCGCTTGCCAGGGGTCTGGGCATTGCAGCAGCCGTATTCATTAACGTATCTATCGAGCGAGAATACATTCGGCATCATGCGATTAAGCTGCGTGTATAAATCGCAATGCTCAACACGCTCCGTATGCCTATCGAAGAACATGCAGTTCTCGCATCTGACCTGACGGCTCACGAGTCCAGATATCTCTGGCGTGACTAGTCCTAAAGGCTCAGCGCCCTTGGAGTTCTCTCCCTCCACATATAGGCAGCAAGAATCATCCTCGTCTATATCGTCATTAGCGCCATGTTGCACGCAACGATCTTTATCGCTTATAAACCACTTGCAGGTATCACACTGCGCATTCTCGTTCTTTTCCGGCCCTTTTGGATCCATGTATAGAAAAGTTGCGCGAGTTATTTTTTCCTCATCCATAGGCGAATTTCCCTAAGATCACGAACACCTCAAGCACTAGCAGAATGACGCCTATCGTTGCGGTATCGCGCAGCACTTCCCTAATCATACCCGTCCCGCTCCTACGCTCTGCTGCAGCTGATCCAAAGCCGTGTTCTGGCCGCCATTAGTTGGAGTCGCTGCCAATGCTTGGCCAGTCTTTGCATGTAAATTAGCATTCTGTGCGTCTTGCGCCTCAGCTTGCTGTTGGTGTGCTGCCTGCTGCGCCTGTTCACGATGTTGCCGCAAGGTCGCGACATCGGCATCGGAGCGCACAATATGCGGCGGGATGCCCATGGCCTTACCGTATTCCTCTATCATCTCATCGATGTTGACCTTATCAAGAGCCGGATTCTGCGAGGCCTGCGCGGTGTATTGCATAACGGTCCCAACAAAGCCTGAGAACTTCTCAATGGATTGGGCCGTAATTGCTTGAATTGCTTGGGCCAAGATCGATACGTACTTGACGCGAAGAGTCGTGGTCTTAGTTATGGCCTTTGGCGGTGGAGGATATTTACCGTGCCTTGCCGCCTCGGCAAACAGCCATTCATGCAGTGGATTAAAAAAATCATAATTCATTTGCTCGAGCACAGGTCCTAACATCAGCAGCTTCTCCTGCTGCTTGGCATTGACCTCGGCTGCCGTGATCGGCTGTCCGGTCTGCTCAGCCTGGATAAATTGCGCAAAAATGTCGGCATAGCCAATTGATTTGATCCGCTCCTGGGTCTCTTTGATGTCCTCCAAAATGCCCTGGAGGTCCGGCTTGATCTCGTAGGCTGGCTTGAAGCCAATAGAGTTAGCCTCAGGAGCCACGAAGGTGGTATCGCCAGAGAGTAAGCTCGTGCGTTGATTACGCAAGGCCGCATCGGCCACCATCGGTGGATCCACCAGTTTGTCGATCGCCTGGGCTTTACGGCGTTGCTGTAGCTGTAGCGCCCTCGCATCCCCTAGTGCATCCATCGCCCAGCCGCGGCCCCAGGCATCCTCGCTATTGGTGTACCAGCGGGCACAGAAGACCGGGAAATCTCGAAAGCCACCGACCCTAAGCGCCTTTTTCTCATCCGCCTCGCGCTGTGAATCAGAGAGCACCACGTCAGGCTCGCCACCTCGCTCATAGTAGACAGACCGAAAGCGCATGCCGGTAGGTCCTAGCTTGCCGACATCCCGGCCGATGTTCTCTTCAATCGCGTGCACCAGGTCCACCCAGATATCGCGCTGACGGCTCTCCCAAAGCCCGCGAGTGCGAAGTGAGATATTGGCCCAGAACTCCTCATCCTCAGGGCCGAACTCCTTGCCTGACTTGCCTCTAAAGCCGAACTTATCGACGATCTGATTGACCGTCCAGCGAAAGTCACGAAAAAAGGTATTGACGCGCCGTTTCTTATCGTTCGCGATGTAGTAGGACCCTATCGTGTAGGCGTTGAATGAGGGGATATCAGCCTCGGTCGGATCGCGTACCGCGCCCCACTCGCGCCCCAATCCCATGATGCCAAACACCCCATACTCACCCAGGCACTCAAAGAGTGAGTTATAGAAGTTCGATTGCGAGAGGATGTCGCGATTGACCTTCGTGATTGCCGCGAGCCATTCGCGCACCCCGGCCGCTTCCATCAGATTGTCATCGTCGAACTCATAGGCGAACCAGGGGCGGGAAGGTGAAGCCGTGCCGGCGAGAAGTCCTGCCGCACAGATATTATTCGTGATGAGCGGAGTTGAATCTACGATCTGCCAATTTCGGCGCCATCCTTTGTTGGTATCGACCGCATCGCCCATGAACCAGCGACCGCGATAGGGGCGAAAGTAGGTGCCAAGATCAAGCCAGTTAGGCCACCAGGTAAGCCTGTCGAGATTTAATTGGTTCTTTCTATTCTCAAGTCGCACCTTCAAGGCCATATCGGTGACTTGCGGTCTGCCTCGTTTGCTCTTGTTATTGCGTTCTTCACGGACAGAAGCACCCCCGACCAGGCCTTCATCTGGAGACAAAAGTCCCATCTTGGTATCAAGAGCCATGGCGATATCTCGCTTTATAATCTAAGGTGCAACACCGCTTTGTCATTTCGGTTCCATTCCTTTGCGGTAAGTCCACTCTATTGATTCTCTTATCATTTTACAGCTACGACACTCGATAGTGCCGTCTGAATGCAAGAAAAATAATTGAGAACCGCAGGTACACTCAAAGACCCACTCTGGTTTCTTCTCACGGAAATTATTGATGTCTATGACTTCCATGATCAGTATATAAATCTGCGGTTTGGATCCTGCGGCGGGAGGTAAGGCGAGCCATTGGACTGCAGCCAATCAAAAGCCTGCTGGGTAGTTACCTTGACCATCCATCCGTACCCAACCGTACCGCTCGATGGCGGCTGATAGTCCACAGTCGAGTCCGAGAAATCCGCTGCATTCGCCAGTAGGAAGATATCCCCAGGAGTTCTGAACCGTCCGCCGTAGAATCCAGCGCTGACCGCCTGCACATAGAACCCCGTGAACGGCGGTGGTGCAACAAAGATAGTCGGCTGAGTGATTAATTGCGGCTGCCAACTCTTGTCGTACTGCTGCTCGTAGGCTTGAACGAAGGCTGGCTGGACGAACTTAGACGGCCCAGGATTAGCCGGTAATCGTAGTTGTCCTTGAGGCTGAGTGAAATCCTGCGGCGTCGGATATGCGCTAACAAAGGACTGCGGCTTACTCGGCGCGGTGCGCAGCGGCGGATGAAAGACGCTCGCCGGCGGCTGAGTCGGATCCGCCTGAGAGACACTGACAAGTGTCTTCGGGCTTACCGGTCCGGTGAAGGGACTTAAGAACGGGCGCGCAGGGATCATCTGCGCCTGCAGTGTGTGATCCGCGAACTGCGGACCCGCCGTGATCATCGTCACCAGCCACCCTTGAGCCAGCGGGATGGTGTTGACGAAGCCTTGAATCGTTAGATCAACGTTCTGCGGCGGGACCGTGAACTGACGAACGATATTCGTGCTGGTTGCCTGAGGGGTGGCAACCGGAGTGAATATCTGTCCTTGGATCTGACTGTTGTAAAGCTGCGACTGATGGGTGCCAAAATGATATTCGGCACTGAACCCACCCCCCTGCTGTGGTTGCGGGAAGACCACCCAGGGCTGGAGGGTTAGATCAACGCTTTGAGGCGCCGCATTGATCAGCGGCGTGACAAAGGTCGCTACCTCGGAAGTCTTAGTCGCTGCACGCTGAACTTGAGGCGGTGGCGGCTCGATGAACTGCGGGAAGGTCTGCACGAAGCTCGTGACAGAGGAGCCCTGCTTGCCAACCACAGTCGGGAAGATGCGGGTGCCGGACTGCGCCTGTGCATTATAGATTTGCGCCGCATGTGCGCCGTGCTGATACTCCTGTCCAGGCCCTGCGGTGCCACCGCCAAACGCCGCCGCAATAAGTAGCCCAAAGCCCGCGGCTCGCCCTAAATCGGCTAATTGCGGTGCTGCCGTATTGCCGATCGTGGGTATGACCCAGGACAGTGACCCAACCATGGGCTCGGCAACCGTGACATTCGCAGCCGAGGAGGAGCAGTTATAAGTACCGATGCCACCTGAGCCAGTGCCTAAGGAAGCGATCGTGACGCCGGCAGGAACGCCAGCTCCTGTCACGGTCATGCCAACAATCCACGAACCGGTGATCGAACCGGTCAGGGTCAGCACGTTGCTGATTAAGGTACAACTAGTACAAGTAGCGTTAGACACGTAGCATCGCCTTCACGCGAAGCTGATTCGCGATATAGCGCTCGAGCTGCTGCACGAACGGCACGCAGTCCTGGCATTGAGGATTCGCGCACGTGGGCTTCATGCATTTTAAACAGAAGTTCTGCACCGAGGCCCTCGCCCACTCCTGCATCTTGATCACGGCCTGGCAGTGCGGACAGGTCTGAATGTCGGCTTCCTGACGGCTCGACAGGTCCTTGTCGTTCACCGTGTAGCCTGACCCACGAGTGTGAGGTGTGCCGATGATGATCATATACGGCTCTCGCGCTGATCGTAGAACGCAAGACGCGCATTCTGCGCCGTCATGAGATGATCGAGCCTGTCCAAGATATTGCGCACCGTATGATCGAGCGATGGCGGATGGCCTTGCGGGTAGCCGAATTGAATATCGGCAAGGATGCGATTTAAGGTTTTGATCTCCTCGCGATGATCCGGATACTCAAGCCTTTGCGTCTGGATCATCATGGCATGATATACAGCTGTTTAGGCATCGGACCTTGCGAAGGAACTGTCACGATGCTGCTTGGCTCAGAGATCGCCAGCACATAGGAATAGAAATTATCAGAGCCATTAGAAGCCCCAGCGGTCGCGGTCGCTGCGGCATTGCCTGTGGCGAGAACACGCGCATCCTCAATCATGCTCACTACGCCGTTCACGCGCCTGGTGAAGACTATCGGGCTAGTCCCTGCAGTTTGCCCATTATCAGCATCCTCATCGGCCACCCAGCCTAAAAGAAGCGCCGGCTGAGTCGTGACGTTGAAATTATTGGAGGTGAGGGCATTCGCAGCTGTTCCTGGAGCGGTTTGCTTATTGAACGCCGAAATTCCTTGCCAACCAGTTGCTGAAAGCCCGGAGTACTCCACCAGATTCATCTGCGTCGTTCCTGGCGCACCTCCATTGAACGTGAAGGTGATAACCGTGACGCCTGTGCCGACTACCCCAGTGGCTAGTCCATAGAACAGAATACCGCTTCCATCCTGTGCGGCCGCCTTTCGCACCGTCCAAGTGCTGCCGCTGCCATTATCTGCAACCGTGAATGTTGGGCTTCCACCACCACTACTGGTGGCCACGGTGACAACGATGGTGTTACCTGCGGTTGGCGAATAGGTAATCGTATTGCCATTGGCTGAATTTGCACCGCTACCAACAAATGCGTAGGGCATTTACGTGGTTCTCGTGTCAGGCAAAGATGATCCCCATGCAGCAAAGCTCGCGCCAATCTGCGTGACGATGCCATCCCATGCGCCGGCATTGACGACAGCACCAGAAGAGAGGCCCCCGACGCGACCAGCGTTTAGCGCAGGACCTGATGTTACTGTGTAAGCGAGAGCATTGATGCCAGCGTTCGTAAAGGGATTCGTCGCATTTTGGATCGAATGCGAATCCCCGCCAGTGTCTGATTTCCAGGTCGCGAAGCTGACAGAACCGATGGCAGCTCCACCACTCGCCGCGAAGGCATAGAAGCCGGGCGTCGTGGCACTGTAGACGTTGTAATCGAGCACCGTGAAGCCGTCTATATTGCCGGCCATTCCTTGATATTGACCGAAGGCACCGGCGCCATTGTCGTAGACAAGGTTGTTGTATGATTGAAATAGCCCGCTAAGGCCGGAGTTTTCAATCACGCGGCAAAGGCCGGCTGAACTATTGTCATAGCCAGCCCCACCCGCTCGATCCCAGGTGTTATTGAATATATTGATGCCAACCGATGTTGGTGTAGTGCCATCCATATCGTAGAAGTTGCCGCCACGTACGATATTGTTGTGGAAGTTAGAGGTGATTCCGCCACCTGTTTTGCCTTCAGTACCGCAGCCTTGAATCGCATAAGACTGTTGAAAGTTAGAGCCAGATCCACCCGCCGCAGTCATATCCATGTAGCACTGGCGGATTGTGACGTTATCCACCAGGTTATTATCTTCAGCAAGGTAGATCGTGGATGAATTGATCAGCGTGCATTTCTCGATGATCACACCACTTGATGGCCCACTCACGCCAAAGATCAGAATGCCGGCATAGTGATTCTTATCCGCCGGGCTATTGTTGTCGTAGAACCAACAGTTAGAGATCAGCAGATTTGTCACTCGATATGCTGTAATCGGTCCAGGGTGGGTGGTAAGGGTCGGATTTCTGCCGTTATGGAACGTGCAGTTCTGAATCGTGGCATTAGGAATCGTACCAGGGCCACCGCCCGCGTCGGCAACCCCAATTGCCCAGCGGCTGTAGCCACTGAAAGTGATGCCATCCAATATCCAATTGCCTAAGCGCGACGGTTGTGGACCGGCATTTCCCCCGCCATCGGTCTGACCGATAGGATAGGGAAACTGACTGTTACCACCTCCATACTGACCAGAGGCGCCAAAACAATCAATGATGACGGTGAATGGTACAGGGTTATACTGGCCGCTTGAGTTACAAGCGAAGATCCAGGTCTTAGCCGAGGAACTTGGACCGCCCTGGATTTGCAGTATCGCTTCCTCAACCGTGCAGGCTTGAAGCGTCAGGCTCACATCATACGTGCCAGCGATGATCCCTAAGTTCTGCCCTGAATAAGTGCTTTGATGGGTGTTGATACCAGTGATCGCCCACGCAGTTGCCGGAGTAAGCCCATTGTTCAAGTCATTGCCGGTCGTTGAGATGAAGAAATTGGCAGTCGGGCTGCTACCGCTGATCGTGTAGATCGCAGTGCCTACTGAACTATTGGCAAAACCTGTCGCCACGCCAATGGCGTTGAGTGTTTCCGAAACGCTGACACTGATAGGACCAGAGTACAGTTGCGTGGATCCTGTGACCGGAAAGGTCGGTGTCGTGCCATCGGTCGTATAGTAAATGCTTGAGCTCGGTGTAGAGCAGCTAATCGTTACCGTTTGGGTGCTCGAGTACGTTCCCCCGGCAGGCGAGAAGGTCGGCGTAGCAGCAAGCGCCTGTATGGTCACTGAGAACACGGTGGCAGGAGAACTGGTGTGTCCTAGGCTATCAGTGACTGTGGCTGAGAAGCTATCGACCTCGGCGGTCGTAGCGCTGCTCGTGACAACCCCGGTCGATGAGTTGATCGAGTAGCTATTCGTGCCGCTCAAGTGCACCAGCGGATTCCACGTATAGGGAGGCGTGCCTAGAGCCGCAGCGAGAGTCGCGCTATAGGTGGTTCCTTGAGTTCCGTTAGGAAGCGGCGACGCGGTCGTGATGACCGGATTTTGCACTGAGAGAATCGGGGCATTAGGCTGAGGCTTGGACACGAACTGAAACACCTCACTGTCCAAGTAAGGTCTTGCCACCGCCAGTGGCGCTACTGAATGCCGGCTGACTCGCGCCCGCTCCTGTCACGGTGCTGCTTAAACCTCCGGCTACAGCCTGGCGTGCGCGAATCTGTGCGGCAGCTTCAGCCCCTTCAGGATCTATCATGGCAGCCCCAGGAGGGGGTGGCACTGTAATACCGCGGCGACCTCCTAATGCGGCTGAAAGGCCTGCACCAGCGATGCTACCTGCGCCTGAGGTCAGAATGCCCTTCACCAGATTGCCGAAGAACGGATTCGATGGCTTTGCAGCACCGCCGCCAGGATTGGCGCTGGTAGATGGACCGGTGGTTGAGGATGGGCTGTTTACCGGCACACTGCCGCCCGTAGCCGTTGTGCCTCCGCCGCTGGTGAGCAGTGAGCCGCCGATACCGCCCGCTAGTGCGCCTCCTGCCCCTGCTGCAATAGCTCCTGCACTCAAGCCCGCTCCTGCACCGGCTGAGCTACCAGCAGCCTCCACCACGATCTCAGGCAAGACCTCATCGATACCATGAGGACAGTCGGCGTGAAGGCGTGGCATCCAGAAGGGTTTCATCGGAATCTCTTCATGTAGACATAGTAAGTAGGCTCGTAACCTAGGCGCTCGAAGATGGATTCGATGTTCTTCACGAACTTCCCGTGCTGATAGACGATTTGAACGCCTTCGCTTTCAAGCTGAGCATCTACCCACTTCATGAACTTATAGCCTGTGAGTCCCTTACGATACGGTGCTGAAAGAAACAACGTATCCTGACGCGATTGCAGGCTTGATTTGTAGTGCATCGAGGTAGCTACCGTGAAGATGGCGTAGCCCACCAGTTCTAGTGCTACGCGTACCGTGTAGATGCGTAACACGCCGGCGCTCTCGAGACGCTGATATTTATCAAAATCGCAGCCAACTGGAATATCCCGATGATGCGTGACTTCCTCGTAGTGCTGCTCGAGCAGATGATCGATCTGCCCCATGACATCGGCACAGCGCTCAATGGCAAACTGAGGCCTTGAATCGAGCGGCTTAAGAACTGCGTTCACGTTTATGCAGGTAATGTTTCTTACGTTTCGGCAGCTTCTTGCTGGCAGGACCTGCGGCCACGTAGTCCTTGCCTACCTTCTTTTGAATGCCGATGGTTGAGTGCCCTGCGGCGGCTGCGTACATCGCCTTGCGCTGGGCATCACTCACGTAAGGCATCATCCCTCCTAGAATATCGAGCAGGTCGGCTTAGGACCGCCTCTTAGCCAGTAAGCCAACCAAGCTAAGAGACACTGAAACCCGTGGGCGGATTCGGTTGGGGCGGTACTATCGTGAAAGTGACCTCGGTTGACCACACACTGTTCACGGCCGAGAGTGCCATGATCGCAGCTGCATAACTGCCGGGGACTAGAATGGTGCTTAAGCTCGCGAGAGGTTCACTCGTTGCTGTCGCAGTCACAGGAGTGAGCATCGGATAGGTTCCGGCAGTGCCAGAGGAGGGACGCACCCCGATCTGGTAACCAGTGATCTCGCCAGAAGCGATAGCCGATCCATCAACATTGGTGGTCGGATCGACCCAGCTCAGCTTAGTCGGATTTGCCATTACTTCGCTCCATAAAGTCGTTGTGATCCACGCTTGCGCAATGAGCCCAAGGTCTTGGCCAGTCGCGCTTTCTTACCCAACTTGCCAGGTTTCTTTGAGTCCTTGGCGATCTGGGCAGCAGAATGATGGCCGTATGAGCCCTTATTGAGCTTCGCGTGCTCGATCCAGTGTGGGTCACTTGCCACGGGGAACAGGCTCGAGTAGCGGCTTAGAACCAGGCTTGACCGTGATCGTAGGCAGGTTTTGAGTCGCCTCCAAGAAGCCCTCATGGCCGCTGAACTGACCGACTATGCGGCCGTTCTTGACGAACTGATGCACATTTCGGCCCTGAACCTGCTTTGGCTCACCGAAGCCTGAGAGCTTGCCAATGCTCTCCCAGGAGCGTAGATCATGAAACTTGGCTGTATTCATCGCAGCCTCCCGCCGGAGAGTACGCCTGCGCCTTCCTTAGACCGCGAGCTCTTGTTGTCCTGATGCTGTGGCCGCGAGGCTCCAACCTTGCGATCGGTCCCGCCGCCCATCTTGTTGTTCACGTGGCCAGTGCTGTGCTGGCGTTCATGCAAATCCCTGCCCCCATACGCAGGATTGGGTTCATGTCCAGCCAGAAAATTACCCTGATCGACCCTGCGGCTGGATTTGATCACGCTGCCATCTGTCAAGCGCGTATTCTTCGGATGTCCCTGGCCTGTGCCATGCAGAATCGGCGCACCCATCTCACCCGGCGTATAGGCATGGCGAACGTGAGTACCGCCTAGGCCTACAGAGCGCTCGGTCGGCAGCTTATGGCCGTTCTCGTTGTGTCCAGGATAGCGAGAGCCGCTCTCCTTGGCCGTCTCGCCAGGGTGCTTTAAGTGCGGGGCTGGCAGGCCCTTGCCTTGGCTTTTATCAAATTTTGATCTGACAGGTGGATTGTCGCGATTCTCTTCGTGTGTGCCGGGCATGAAGCCGTACTTTTCCATGATTTAATCCTTAAGAGGCGCTAGCCGGTTTATCGAATCTGTCGAGCGGATTGTAGTCATCGTTACGATGGTGAGCGCCAACAGCTGCATTCCACGCATCCATAGGCGCTTTACTATCATAGATATGCGCCAATTGCGCGGGTAAATTGTTGATTAAACGGTTGGTGACGGCCACAGGAGCCGCGAAAGTCAAAGCCAGTGCATCGGCGATATCAGGAGATTTGATGCCTCGAGCCCGCATCTGCTCTTTGGACTCCAAGGCCATCTTGCCGCGGGCATTGCGATAGTCACATTGCCGACTGGTCAATTCCAGCAAATAGCGCTGATCGTTTGGCAACGAACCCCCAGACTCCAGCCATGCTTTGATCTTCCACCACATCTCGGCTGATCGATTCACATAGCGCTCATCAAGCGCTGTCCAGCCAAACTGCACCGGATTGACGATGGCGCTGTAGTTTAGGCCCCTTAGACGGCTGATCACCCCGGAGCCATAGCCCCCTGAGTCATCCACGAACACTGCATCAGGTTTAAACACATCGATCGTGTGAGCGACGATATCGCCTATCTGATGCGGATCCGATGAATTGAGCACGTTAGGCGCGAAAGCGGCGAGTCCCTGGCGTGGCTGGATGACGGTTAAGTCCCCACCGCCTAAAGCTACATCAACCCCTAATACCTTTGGCTCGCTCGAATAGACCGTTTCGGCTAGGTGACGACCCATGGCCTTTTTGACCAGATCGATACTGAGTAGCGTGGCCTCGGATGAGGCATCGAAGTCACACAGCATCTCCTGACGCCACTGCTGATCTGACATATTAGCCCGCATGGAGGCAAGCTCAGAGGGCGTCAGGGCTCCTGTCTCATCGATGTTGAAGGTCTTGGCATACCACTCAGGATCGACCTGAGCCTTGAAGTAGCGCTCTGAGAGCAAGTTCGTGCCTTTTGGCGTACCGATCAGAAGCGCCCACCCCTGACGATCAGCAAGGGCAGGAACCAAGATCTCGCCCCAGACGTGGGACTTCATCTGCGCTACTTCATCCAGCACAATTCCGTCGAAGTATAGACCTCGTAAGCTGTCCGGGTCGTCTGCACCGTATATGCGAATCCTGGCACCATTGGGAAGTTGTACCCAGAGTTCCGATTCGTTGACACTTGAACGCGGGAGTTTGAGGGCGTAATGACGCAGATAGTCCCAGGCAACGGCTTTTGCTTGCTTAAGTTCTGGAGCGATATAGGCATAGCGTGCTCGAGGTAGAGTGTTTTTGAGGCCTGAATCGATCAGCTTCATGACTGCAGCCAAGGTCTTGCCCCCACGGCGATGCACGATCAGGACTGAGAAGCGTTTGAGGGATGATAGTGCTAAGAATTGCCAGGGACGAGCGCGAAAGCATAAGTCTATGACAACGCTGTTATCCACCTGGGACGCCTGTCAGGACAGTCAGGTTCAAATTACCCGTCACGTTCTGATCAGTTTTATCGCGCCATTCGTCGCTCTTGCGATTCTTGAGCCAGAAGATGCAAGCTGTGGTATCAGGCGGATAGTGCTCGGTGTATGGAACCTGCTCAATGCCATCCTTAGGCGTACCAACGATCTTCACCGCATCGTGTGAATAGCCAAGGGCACGACGGTAGAGGGATTGCTCGACTCTTGAGTCAGATTCAGCTTTAGCGAGCTTTAGGGACTCTGAAAACTCTGGGTGAGAGAGTTTCCAAAGATTCAACGTCGATTCAGCAACATCAAAGAAATCAGCAAGTTCCCTGTCAGTTGCGCCTAATCTACACAACTTAGCCGCTTGTTCGCAGAACTCTGGTTTATAGCTCGATGGCCTACCGCCAGCCATCAGTTCGCCAACTGAATGCGTGGGGCTTCTTGCGGGATCTTGGCGAATAGCGCAGCTCGCTCGTTCAAGTGCTTGATCAGCAACTCCTGGTACGTGGCTTTCATGATCGGAGCGCCCTGAGCATCGAGCTCGAACGGCTGGGTGTACTCCACCAGCGCTGCGATCTGAGCACCTAACAGTGTGGTGTTGACGTAGGCTGAGATGGCATGGCCCCCAGGCTGCATCGGTACCCTCATGCAGGCATCGATGAGCCTGCGCTGGCCGCAGGCTATTTCCTCTTCCATCGCAGGATCGGTCATTTTGTTGATATTACATCAGAAAATTGAGAGTAGCCACTTGGCGAAGCAGAATATTCCCAAGATGTAGAGCGACCAAAAGCCGATAAAGACCCAATCTGTGGTGCGGCGTATACGCGGAATATGCATCCTGTTCATCGTAAAACCTCCTGGATTGCTTCCTCTGCGGTCCTGACTATCTTCGTGCCAGTGACAGCTAAAAACGTGACTTGCTCTTCCTGATCGTTCCTATTGCGTTTTATCAGCGGTTTGCACTCGAGGGTACGCCATCTCTTCATTGGCGGGTAGTAAGTCAGCAGATCGCAGGGTTGACCGATCACATAGACGATGATCCCTGCTTTCCTCAATCCCTCTACTATGGCGGCTTGCGTCGCATCGGGCCTGGTTTTTCTTCTGACGTAACTCACAGGCATCCTTTGCGGCCGATAGGGTGGGCACTCGCGCTACACTGTACAACTCGTGTCGTGAC